TTATAACGTCGGTACTTACGACTTGCCGGTAGATACGGTTGATCTGTTGGACCACGTGATCCGCACGGGTACGGGCACGAACCAGCAAGACATTAATATCTCACGTATCTCATCCAGCACGTACGTAGCGATTCCGAACAAGAACGCGACGGGTCGTCCGATTCAGATTTGGATCAATCGTCGTACTGGCGCAACAGGCGCTGATAACGTGATCGTCTACCCGCAGTTCACTGTGTGGCCGAAGCCGGATAACACGACGACTTGGACCCTGTACTACACCCGCCTGCGTCGTATGTTTGATGTGGGTAATGGTAGTAACGGACAAGACATCCCATTCCGATTCCTGCCCTGTATGGTGGCGGGATTAGCCTACATGCTGTCGATGAAGATTCCCGGTGCTGATGCGCGGACGACGTTGCTCAAGGCTGAATATAACGAAGCTTGGGACTTGGCTGCTGGCGAGGATCGTGAAAAGGCTGCGGTTCGCTTTGTTCCGAGAGAGTCGTTTTTAGGCGGGTACTGAGATGCCTAATCGCTTTGCGAGTGGCAAAAATGCGATTGCGGAGTGCGACCGGTGTGGATTCCGGTACAAGCTCAAGCAGTTGAAGTCTTTGGTGATCAAGACCAAGAACGTGAATATCTTGGTTTGCCCGGAGTGTTGGGAGCCTGATCAGCCGCAGTTGTCGCTTGGTCTGTACCCGGTCGATGACCCGCAGGCACTTAGAAACCCCCGTCCGGACTTGTCCTATTTTGAACCCGGCAATAATGGCGCGGGTGGTAGTAGAATGATCCAATGGGGCTGGGCACCTATTGGCGGTGCAAGGGCAGATGACGCAGGTCTGACGCCTAATGACTTAGTAGCCCAATGTTTAGTGGGCGATGTAACGGTCGCAGTGACCTAGGAGATTGAGATGGCTATGACTTTGAAGGAACACGCCAAACTTCCGGCGAACAAGGCTCACGGCAAGAACGCTAAAGGCTTTCGTGCTGGTGGCAAGACCAACAGCGAAATGAAGAAGTACGGTCGGAATATGGCGAAGGTGATGAACCAACGCAGCCCGATGCGTAAGTCTTCTGGCCCGAGGTAAGTACCGTGAAAGAACTGAATCCCGGCAAGATCAAGCACAACCCTGATCCGACTGGCGAGAACGGCTACCCGGAGAAGGATGTGAACAAGGGCGTCACCCACATGAAGATGCGGGGTGCTGGCGCTGCTACTAAGGGCACGAAGTTCGTGTCTCAGATTAACTTGCAGAACAACGGCAAGGTCCGCGCAGGCTGGAGCTAATGAATTACGCTTCTCTGACAACGTTGATACAGCAGTACTGCGAATCGACAGAACAGTCGTTCGTAGCGAACATTCCTACGTTCGTGCAACTTGCAGAGGAGCGGATTTATAACTCCGTTCAGATCCCGGCTATCCGTCGTAATCAGATTGGTACGCTGACGATTGGTAATAAGTACCTGACGATGCCTTCTGATTGGCTGGCTACGTTCTCCTTGGCAGTAATCGACCCGGCTACAAATGCTCAGGAGTTTTTGCTTGATAAGGATGTGAACTTCATCCGCCAGTCGTATCCGGACCCGGACGATCAGGCCAAGCCTAAGTACTACGCCATTTTCGATGACAACACGTTCATTCTGGGACCGACCCCGGATTTGGCGTATCAAGTCGAAATGCACTATTACTACTACCCGCAGTCCATCGTGACGGCTGGCACTTCGTGGCTGGGCGACAACTACGAGAACATCCTGCTATACGGATCGTTGCGCGAGGCGTACACCTACTTGAAGGGTGAAGCCGACATGATGCAGTACTACGAAGCGAAGTATCAGGAAGCCGTTCAACAGTTGGCTCGCTTGGGTGATGGCCTCAATCGCCGCGACTCGTACCGTAGTGGTCAGGTTCGCCTACCGGTGAATAGTTAATGGCTATCTTTCAGACACAGACTTTGAGTTTCCGACAGGAGATGCTGCAAGGCGTCCACAACCTGCTTACGGATACTTTGAAGATGGCTCTGTACACAAGCTCCTCCAATATCAACGAGGACACTACGGTGTACACCACGACCGCTGAAGTGACGGGGGGAAGTTACGTTGCAGGCGGTCAGACCATTACTGGGGCAGCGATTAATGCTTCGAATGGTATCGTATACGTTACTTTCAACAACGTTGTGTGGACCCCGGCTACGTTCACTGCGGCAGGTGGTTTGATTTACAACGTGAGCAAGGGCAACAAGTCTATCGCTGTCTTGAGTTTTGGCGCGGACAAGACGGCTAGTGGCACCTTCACCGTGCAGATGCCCCCGAATACGTCGAATTCTGCGCTGCTTCGCTTTACTTGAGGAGTTATTGAGATGTTTAACGAAAAGGCTAAGACGGCAGACGCAGTTGGCGCTGCTTTGGAGAAGGCTCTCGGCTCGACCGCTAAGGCTTCGGCTGGCGGTGTGTATCGCGTTGAGTGCTTGGACAAAGACGGTAACCTGAAGTGGTCCGCTGAGTCGCACAACCTTGTGGTTGACGTTGGCTTGCAGGATATGAACACCAAGTACTTCACCGGTACGTCTTACACGGCTGCTTGGTACCTTGGCCTTTATGGTGCTGGCGCGGCGAATACTCCGTCAGGTTCGGACACGATGGCCGTGCACGCAGGTTGGATTGAGACCACTCCGTATAGCAACGCGACCCGTCCGGCTGCTGTGTTTGGTGCGGCGTCGTCGGCAGATCCGTCAATCATCACGAACTCGGGTTCCCCGGCACAGTTCAATATCAACGCGACTGCGGTGGTTGGCGGGGCGTTCCTCGTTAACAACAACACCAAGGGTGGCAGCACGGGTATTCTGTTCTCGGCTTCGGACTTCCAAGCCCCCGGTGACCGCTCGGTTGCTTCCGGTGACACGCTGAACGTCACTTATACTTTCAGCCTTGATGCGGCGTAAGGAGTAGTCATGGCTAAGTTTAAAAAAGGCGATGCTGTCACAGTCAAAGCCGTCATCCCGCAAGGACCTGTAATTGCGCTCCGCATGGACGAGGACGGTGTAATTTACTGTCTCGTTGAGTGGACTGATGTTGACGGTAAGGCTCAGCAGCGTTGGTTTGCGGAAGACGAACTGACAGGGGTCTAAAATGGCCCTTGTACTCGCTGACCGAGTAAACGAAACCTCGCAGATAATCGGTACCGGTACGGCTACCTTAGATGGGGCCGTGACTGGCTATCAGTCGTTTGCGGCTATCGGCAACGGAAACCAAACCTACTACACCATAGCGCATCAAACGCTAACTGAATGGGAAGTGGGTATTGGTACCTATACCTCGTCAGGTACTACTCTTAGTCGCACTACTGTTCTTGCGTCTTCTAATAGCGGCAGTCTAGTTAACTTCTCGGCTGGTACTAAGAACGTATTCGTCACGTACCCGGAAGATAAAGCCGTCTATGAAGATCTTAATGGTGATGTCTTCGTGCCGGGGAACATAACGGCTGGTAACGGCATCTTCGTAAACTCCGGTACTACGTCTGCAAACTACACGGTCGGAACGGGATACAACGGGTTCACTGTAGGACCTCACACTGTGAATAGCGGGATCGTCGTTACCGTTGCCGCAGGGCAGAGGTGGGTCATCATATGAGTACGATATCTTCAGGCACTACACTTACGACCGGGTATGTCGTCACGAGCGATACGACCGGACAACTTGTTATCAAGACCGGCTCAGGTGCTGGCACAACTGCTCTGACGATTGACGCGTCGCAAAACGTTACCTTTGCACAGGGGGTGACTCTTGGTAGTCCTGTTGGTATTGGCTACGGTGGTACGGGACTGACTGCTACTCCGACGAATGGTCAGTTGTTGATCGGTAACGGCACGGGGTACACCCTAGCTACAATATCTGCCGGATCGGGAATGACGGTGACCAACACTGCGGGGGGTATATTGCTCTCTGCTGCTGGCCTCCCGGCGATGAACATTGTCAGCGGTACGACACAGACTGCTGTTGCTAACAATCACTACGTTCTGACCAACGCCGCTACTACGACGCTAACTTTACCCGCTGCGCCCTCTGCCGGTGATGTGGTTTGGGTAACGGTAGCAAACGGGTTAAGCACTAACGTGATAGCTCGTAACGGCAAAAAGATCAACGAGCTTGCTGAAGACATGACTATTAACACGGCATACGCAGGTATTCAGCTTAGATTTACCGGCGACACAGAGGGATGGGTCTTTACATGAGTACTTTGACGCAGTTCCTTCCGCCGGGCGATTCTTTCGTAGGCGAGATTGTTGCTGGCCCTGCTGCGATTTGGGGCGGTAACCCTACGTTCTCGGGCAAGGAGTACCTAAGAACCGGCCTGTTGAAAACGTATACATCAAACTACTCAGGGCTTCTGACTGCACTGCCTACGGCATGCGTGGCACAGGGGCAGGCGTTAGGAACAAACACAAGTTGGAGAATGGCTGGTGTTGGCAGCTATAGTATTTATGGCTCGTATATCAGCGGTGCGGGTATTTACGATTTAGGCGGAAATAAGCACATCGTTTATTACGCGAGCGTCGGCTACACAACTGGCGTTGGTGACGGTGTGAAGTACGGAAGCTCATTCTCGTCCGCCCCGACCGGAGCTTTACCATTAAACGGTGACGGTGCCAGCCTTGGAGCATCAATCCAGCATTCAATTCTGTATAAAAATGCGATCTACGCCTCTTCGTTTATTCCGGCTGTTCAACCCTCATACACTCTAGTTTACCGATCAACCGGAAGCACATATAGCCCATCATTTACCGGCTCTTTTAGTGACTCTTATTACTTTGCGGCGAGTGCAAATAGGCTTGTAGCGATCCCTTACAACTACATGTATGCACCCGGCGCAAATGGAATCGGTTACACAGACAATGGAACATCGTGGAGCAACGCAACCTGTAACATAGACCTGCGATATCAAGCGCGATTCTATCACTCAACCGTTGGTAACGTCTTCATTATTGTTAGGACTAACGGAACGATTGCTACATCGCCAGATGGTGTGACTTGGACTACGCGAACAGCACCGGCAAACATGTTGACGAGTGTCGCTGGCACGCCAGAATCGACGATGTGCATCAATACAGCGTCGGCAACGTACATCATGCTTGGTGCACCTAATACAAGCTCGACTTACATACTTAAGACGACGGATGGAACCAACTTTACACTCGTCGATCTTGCCAACTCTGCGCCGCTTGTCGGACTATTCACCGGCACTGCCAGCATGACTCCGAACCTGCTGTACGACGGCACGCGGATGATTCTGTACTACAACGATCTGCAAGCGTACTCGACTGATGAAGGCGCAACGTGGACTGTAGACACCGTTCGTTACCAAAACGCCTACGCCGCCGCGAGTAGGCAGACGTTTCCGGTGCTATACAACGGTGCGATGGTAATGACTTACTGGGTGCCTACTCAGTACGGTTCCTATACGTCTGCTGAAGTTATTTCGTTTGCTGGTAGGAGTTTTGGTGCTGCTCCGCAGTTTGTTGGCGCAGCCATTGCACAAGCATTTGCAACCGGCTCTAACCTTTCAACGTATTTCAGACTGAAGTAGGGACACTAACATGACCATCATTGCAGCAGTACAACCGCCTCTACCGCCAATCATTACGAAACTTGCGTTTCGCTACCGGATGACTGATGCCGAATACGTCGGAATCCTTTCCGCTTCCAAGACGGATGTGGAAGTAGCTGCGTGGTTAGAAACTTTTAATATGGTTAGTCAAGTTAATTTGGCTGATCCGCGTACTATGTCTGGTCTTGACCTGATGGTGTCAAAAAACCTGCTGACGCAGGAACGAGTGAACGAAATACTTAATGATCCTGTACGCGACAGCGAGCGTCCGTAGGAGTAAATAATGGCTAGTACAATTAATGCCGCTGTTGGCGGAATAGTAAACACCGCTGACGCTTCTGGCGAACTTGCCCTGCAAGCTAGTGGCACTACGGTTGCTACGCTTACTGCGTCTGGCAATGTCGGCATCGGTGGGACGCCGGGGGCTGCAAATAAATTAGAAATTTCGGGAACTTTGCTGACATCTGGAGCAGTCACCAGATCATTTACGGGAACCGGAACAATCCCAAGCGGCACTACAACCGCAGCAATTAACTATTCTTCTGCATTTACGACTGCGGCAGCGTCTTTTACGTTGACCGACATGATTCATTTCAACGCCACGCAACCAACGCTGGGCGCAGGATCTGCCGCTACCAACATTTATGGATTTGCCGCGCAGTCATCTCTTGCGGTTGCAACCAATACTTACGGCTTCTTCAGCAACATCGCCTCTGGCTCTAACCGCTGGAACTTCTATGCAGCGGGGACGGCGCGTAACTACTTTGCTGGTGGTGTCGAAGATGCGGCGGGGAACTTACGTGCTATCCCGCAATCAGGCGCAGCAAAGACAACTTCGTATACGCTTGCTACGGGCGATGTTGGCGAATTCATCAATGTGGGTTCGGGCGGTAGCATTGTCGTACCTGATGCGGTCTTTGCTACAGGCGATGTGGTCTCGGTGTTCAACAACACTTCGGGTAATATCACAATTACCTGTTCGATCACGACTGCTTATATTGGCGGTACGGATGCAGACAAAGCGACCATAACGCTAGCGACTCGGGGCATAGCTACGATCCTGTTCATCAGTGGTACGGTGTGCGTCGTCAACGGTAACGTGAGCTAATCGAATGACTGCTAGTCAACTGCTGTTGTTGGGTGGGGCGCAGGCTCCCGCTGTAGATCCGTTCTTCTACTCCGTCACCTCATTGCTTCACGGCGATGGGACTAACGGCGCTCAGAACAATACGTTTCTGGACTCCAGCACCAACAACTTCACCATCACGCGCAACGGGAACACTACCCAAGGCTCGTTCAGCCCGTTTAGTCAGACGGGGTGGAGTAACTTTTTTGGTAGTACCAATTCGGATTGGATCAACTTTTCAGCGAGTTCCGCGCTTTCTTTCGCGTCAGACTTTACCGTTGAAGCGTGGGTATATAACAACTACTCAAGCGGAACCTTTACTGCGGCTGTTCTTTATGACAGTTCCTCAAGTGCAATTTCAGCGTTTGAAATTAATAATGGCACCGTTTATCCAAGCGTTGCTGGTATTACGAGTACAAATACTGTTACCCGCGTCAATTTCACAGGCTCTACTGTTCCGGTTGGGCAGTGGGTTCATGTTGCTTGGGTTCGCTCATCTGGCGTGGTCCGAGTATATGTAAACGGGTTTGTTGGTCCTACCACGCTTTCCAACTCTGCGACGACAGGTCAGTTTGTCCAAGTCGCTAATGCGCGTACGAGTGGCAATTCGTGGAACGGTTATATTTCAAATCTGCGTATAACCTCTTCTGCCGTATATACGAGCAACTTTACACCTAGCACTACTCCGCTGACGGCCATTGCTGGAACGCAATTACTAACCTGTCAGTCCAACCGTTTTCGTGACGCTAGTACAAATGCGCTGACACCTACTTTGGTAGGCAGTACATCTTCCGTCCAGCCCTTCTCCCCCTTCAACCCACTCACGCCGTACAGCACTAGCGCGGTCGGTGGCAGCGGCTACTTTGATGGGAGTGGGGATTATCTTGAAACCACTAGTTCTCAAATCATTCCTAGCGGAAACTTTACGATTGAGGCGTGGGCTTACATAACAAGCAGTAGTTCCACGCAAACCATCGTTGCACAAGGGACTGGCGTAGGCGATGGCGCACGAACATGGATGGGAATTGAAAACAGCAGCGGGGCAAAGTGGGCTGTTCAGGTAGGCGGGACACAGGCTATCAGCAGCGTTACGCCAGTTTTAAACGCATGGCATTACCTTGCTATGGTTTACAACGGATCAACTATAAAGATGTACCTAAACGGTACAGAGATAGCGTCAGCGTCTTCAACAACAAACGCATCAAATACAACGCTAAAAATTGGAACTAACTGGGGTAGTTACATTACTACCGGATTCATATCCAATATCCGCATCTCTAATACTGCAAGAACAATTAGCGCAGTTCCGTCGTCCTTATTGACGACAGATGCAAACACCGTATTTCTTGCCAACTTCACCAACGCCGGTATCTTTGACAACGCTGCCGATGCGGATTACGAGACGGTCGGCAATGCCCAGATCAGCACCTCGGTCAAGAAGTACGGCACGGGGTCTATGTCGTTTGATGGGACGGGGGATTACCTTGTTGCGCCCTCTCGCGCAATTACCGCTTTAACTGGTGATTTTACGATTGAGTTTTGGTCATATAGAACCAGCGGCACTTATCGCGGATTTACTATTGGAGACGACAATACCTCTACAGGTTTGTCTTTGTATTACTCTACGGGATCATCTGCATGGGTTGTTTATAACAACAATACAAGTCGCATAACCGGCGGCACATCAACTACTGGTGAATGGCAACACATGGCTTTGGTGCGTTGCGCCGGTATTGTAAAACTGTACGTTAATGGAACCCAAGTTGGCAGCACATGGTCGTCTACTGGAACATTTAGCGGAAATGTTTATGTAAGCGCGGAGTATTACGCTGGAACTGCGTATGCCGATACAAACGGCTATATGGACGATTTCCGAATTAGCAACGGCGTCTGCCGCTATCCTTACAACTTCACGCCTCCAACGGCAGAGTTCCCGAACATCGGCGGCACGGTCACGCTGACTGCCGATCCGTATTACGACTACACCACTCTGCTGCTGCCCGGTAACGGCACCAACGGAGCGCAGAACAATACGTTCCTAGACTCGTCTACCAATGCCTTCAGCATCACCCGCAACGGCAACACGACGCAGGGGACGTTCTCGCCGTTCTCGCAGACGGGTTGGGGTAACTTTTTTGATGGGACTGGGGATTACCTGACGTTCCCCGCTGACGCGGCATTTACGTTTGGAACAGGTGATTTTACGATTGAAGGATGGGTGTACATCAGCGCGTTAGACGCAGTAAATGCAAAGGGCATTTTCCAGCAAGGCACTAGTTCATTCCCAACGTCAGTAAGCAATAGTGTTGCTCTTGGAGTAAATCCGGCAGCAACTTGGGCGATATACGCGAAAAATGCCGCCACTAACTCAACCGCCACGGCAACGCTAAATTCTTGGACGCATTTTGCATTGGTGCGGTCAGGAACAACGACAACGCTGTATGCCAACGGGACAAGCGTTATCACAGTAACCGCTGATTCCACCAACTACACCGGAACATTTTTCGGCGTTGGCAGCATATATGGTACGTCAGGCACAAACTGGAACGGCTATATATCTAACGTCCGCGTGGTCAAAGGCACGGCCGTCTACACGGCAAACTTCACGCCTAGCACCACGCCGCTTACGGCTATCTCCGGAACATCCCTGCTGACCTGTCAAAGCAACCGCTTTGTAGATAACAGCAGCAACGCCTTTGCCATCACGCGCAACGGTGATGTGTCTGTCCAAGCCTTCAGCCCGTTCAACCCCACGGCAGCGTGGAGTGCAGCGACGTATGGCGGGAGTGGGTATTTTGATGGAAGCGGGGATTACCTAAGCGTTGCCGACGCCGCTGCAATGGAATTAGGAAGCGGAAACTGGACTATTGAGATGTGGGTCAACACCACAAATAGCACTGCGTATTCTGCTTTGTTTGCGCGAGACGATGGCGGAACAACAGCCGGTTCGTATGTGATTCTGCTAAACGGCGCAACAGCAAACGGTATCGTGTCGTTTTGGTCTGCTGATGTTAATAGTTTCGGCGCTGCTGTTCTTACTTCTGGCACAGTAAATTGCCGAGATGGAGCATGGCATCACATCGCGGTTGTGCGAAACAGCAATACTCTGACGATGTACATTGATGGTACGTCAACGTCTACAGCCACATTCACTGGCGCGTTTGCAAACACCGCGCAACCAATCTTAATTGGCGCAGAAACCGGGTATTCCCGTCCGTATACGGGATATATGGCAAATATTCGTCTTGTAATTGGTGCGGCTGTGTATACGGCAAATTTCACGCCGCCTACGGCTCCGCTTACTGCTATATCCAACACCCAACTGCTGCTCAACTTCACCAACGCAGGCATCTACGACGCTACGTCCAAGAACGACCTTGAGACGGTGGGCAACGCGCAGATCAGCACGACGCAGAGTAAGTTCGGCGGGTCGTCTATTTATCTGGATGGAAACGGAGATAGATTGATTGAGCCTGCGTCGCCAAATCTTGCGCTTGGCTCGGGTGATTTTACGATTGAATGTTGGCTTCGTAGATCGTCAGCATCAAGCGCGCAAGCAGCAATTTTGCAGATGTCGGCAGGAGCAGATTCTTATTCCTTGCTATTTGGATATACATCTGGCGCAAGTTTAGTTATTTACATTTCTAGTAACGGTTCATCTTGGGATATTGCTAGCGCGCAAACGCTTGGAACAGTTCAAAATGACACTTGGGTGCATTACGCACTAACTAGATATGGCTCTACATTTAGAGCATTTCAAAACGGTGTTCAACAGTCAACGTGGACATCAAGCGCAAGCATTTATCAGGCAACAAATCAATGCTCTATTGGGTATGCACAAGGAACTCACCAACTTGCTGGCTACATCAACGACCTTCGCATCACCAAAGGCATCGCCCGTTACACCAGCAACTTCACCCCGCCGACGACGGCGTTCCTGACTCTGTAAGGTGACACATGACTCTTTATAGTTTTAAAGGCCATTACCCGGTCGAAGTCATCGACAACAACAAGGGTTGGTATGAGGTTCCTGCCAAGCCCGAGGCACCAGAAGGTAAGCAAGTTGCGTGGCTAAACGGCGAGTGGGTCGTGCGTGATCCCAAGCCCGAGGATCGCCCCGGCTACCAATGGAACTGGAACCACAGCGAGATGGCGTGGGTGGAGTGCGAGTACGCGCAGACTGCGCCGGTAGA